TTTAGGTCTTGCCATTATCCACCTACTACTTGGACTTCTTCTACTATCACTACATTTGTTGCTGCAGTAATTTTAACAGCACGTGCTATTCTTGCTTTAGGACCAGATGCCCATGTGTAATCAGCACTAGCAGATGAAGAATCAACATCTGTTGTTAGGATGTTATTATGTACATCTATTGCAGTAATCTTTTTACCAGCAGTGCCAGCAGAAAGGAAGTTACTATCAATTGCTGGAGAAGTAGAGTCATCTACAATCGCAATGAAATCTCCTACAGAAAATGGATGATTGGCAGATGTATCATATACATGCTCACCAACGTAGTAATCAGCAGTTGCATCATCAACTCCTTTAACTATTTTTGCTTGACCAGGTTTACCACCCTTGATAAGAATGAATTCATTCTGTACTAGAGTTATTGCAGGTCCACCGTTAAAAGAAACAGTAGCAGCACCTGCTGTAGAACCAACTCTATAATATCCTGTTTGTACTGTTTGGTATTCAGAAGCACCAGCGGCTACCGAATTAGTACTTAATACATTGAGAACTGTCATGTCTTGTTATTTCGTGTCAGTATTATTTATCTCCTTTTGTTTCTTTAACATTTTCTGGAGATCAGCAGTGCTACCTACAAACATTGTATTGTTAACCGTTGATGGTCCTTTCTTCTCTTCTTTATCAAGCTCTTTCATCTTACCTTGAAGATCAATCAACTTATCTGCTACATCCCCGACGTTTTTAATAAGTTGCCCTGCCACCTCATAAGCTCTTGGATGATCGCTTGCTCTCGCAACGTCAAGTATACCATCTACTGCCTCCTGTCCTTTCATTACAAGATTATGTAGTTGAGCACGACTAACCTCATAGTCCTGTCTTACATCCCCTTCTTCGCTTTTCTTTAATGATGGTTTTACAACCTTCTCTACTGGAGCAGGTTGATCAACTTTAAATACATCATCTAAACCATCGTATGCACTCATTATGTAATATCCTCATCTACACCGCTTACAGGATTACGTTTCTTATTATCTGTAAAGTCTGCATCAGTAACACCAAATCCGAAATCATCATCTGCGTCAGCAGTAATAGGATCAGGAACAACTGTATACCTAACATCTCTTGGTGCAGTACCAACATTAGTACTTGCATACATGTCAGTAATAGTCTTCTTGATGATCTTACTTTCAGTAACAGGACCGTATAGGTAAGTCTTAGCAGTAAAAGCTAGAGTGTAAATGATTGCTCGTCTAGTAGCAAACTCACCTTCATAGGAATCCTCATAATCTATACTGTTTAAAACAACAGGAACATCCTTTATCTCATTCATCTCAGTCAATAATTTAATTGGCAAGTTATAATGAGGTTGGAAGTTAGGAAGTATTTGCTCAATAATTTGCAATCCATCATCCTGATTCTTTGATATGATTGCTAATTCAAATCCAATGTTATATGGAACTGGCATAAATGCCATCTTTGATTTTGAGTTATCACTATTAGTTGCTATCTTAATCTTTTGAGTTGGAGATACTTTTCTCTGTGCATCGTATGTAATACCATTAATCTCAAATGAGATTCTAGGTAAAGTTATCTGCACTCTCTTATTCGTTGGATCTGGATTCTGATCTAATCTAGCTAAGAATTTTTGTTTAGGTCCATATGCCAATGGCACCTTCATAACTTCATCTTGTCTCCTTAGTTCAATGTTATTAAACATTGTACCAAAAGCAACAATGGTCTTACGAAATATTTCGTGATAACTATAAGTTCCTAACATTAGATTGTAGTATCAGTAATTGATCCAACCGTACCGAATGGGTTTGATTCGGAGAAGTCTATAATATCATTATCAGCAGTCTCAAAGTCATTATTTTGATCGTACGTGATATTTTTATTATCTATTGTATTATATGTAGCAGTTGTCCAAGATGCACTTGAAGTGCCACCTGTCAGTGTTTCTGGAACAGAGAATGTACCAGATCTATTAATAACAATAAGAGTACGTGTGCCACTATCCCAAGACTTGACTTCAGCAGTAACGTTACTTGTTCCACCAGTAACAGTTTCACCAACAGTGAAATCACCAGACCCACCTGCTGCAAGACCAACTGTAATAGCATTAGCAAAGTTAGTCTCTATAGCATCAAGAGCAGCAATACCAGTGTCAATCTCTTCGTCACTGTATTCAAAGAGTTCACATTGACATTCCCATACATATCCTTTTCCTAGTTGGTAGAAGGGTTTCTCAACTTCTACAAACATAATTTCAAATAAATGTTTAGTTATAGGAAACCAAATTAGATCCCCTTCGTTGGGTCTTCCTTCAACATTGAGTACAGTCGAGTCATCAACTTTTTCTTTAAATTTTTCACGGGAGAATATAAACGTTGTCTTATCCTCGATGCGGATTCCAAACTTACTAAGAAGCTCGCCTTGTCCTTCCCATCCTTCAACATTATTGACATAGGCACGAATCGCTTTGGCACTTTCAAATTTGCCATCAGAGTCCTCTCCGAAGACTGTATCACGGTTGACAATAGTTCTCGGCACGTAGTAAATATCTTGCCCGTAAATTTCAATGCTCTCTACAATTAGGTTTTCTATAAATTTCTGTTCTTGTGCCGACCCATTAATATTTAATCTTGCACTATTACTATAATCAGACTGTACGTAATCTTGTGCTGGTGTATTTGAATATGCCATACATTAACCTACTAGATCTAATGGTGGAGTTTCATAACGATCTCTAAGTGTCTGCTCCAAATCTGTTTTATATGTTGCAGCATCTTCAAGAATTTGACGACCATTGAGTGTAACACCACCCAACATTTGTATGCCATCATACTTACTTAAGTTACGACCCCACTGTTGTTGGAATAGTGCTTCAGTATAATCCTTCAACCAATTGTCATTAAACATATCAGTATATGTTGTAGGATCTTGACGCATAGTCAAATCAACTAAAAGATTATCACCTGCTTGTAAAGTATCCCAATCAAAATCAAGATACAATCTATTCTGGTATTCATTCCATTTCACTCTACGATTTGCTTGAGAATTAGTGATCCAATCTAAAGTTTCAAGATATTGTGAAGTCATAAAGTAATGTAAGATCTGACCATGTGTCATCGCATAGATGTCATTGAGGAAGATCTGATATTTTATATTGAAAATATTACCAGGTACAACACTTGATGCACCAATATTACTGTATACATGGTTAACACCTAATACACCAGGTGGCATAGAAACGTAGTTGTTATTTTCATACCAATTAGTTGAGCCTTGTTGGGATGTAGTTTGTGCAAAATCTTTAATAGCATCAGTAACTTCAATCTTCATAAGAGATTGATAACTTCCACTATAGTGATACTCTTGATAATAATCGATTGCTTCTTCTACGAGATCATCTAACTGCTCAGTCGCAACGTTGATGTCTATCGTAGGATAACCCAACCTACGCAAAGCATAGTCTTTTAGTTCTGTTTTAGAAGCAGGTCTTGTAGCAGACATTTATTTTAAGCGAATGAAGATACAGTTAAGTTGTTAACATTACCAGCTGCGACAACTTCAGTCTTCTTAAAGAATCCATCAACGTTGTCAACAGTAACGGAAGTAGAACCAAGAGCAGTAATAACTCCAGTTGTACCAGAAGTGGCACCTGTTAAGGTTTGACCAACTTCCATTTCCTTCACAGTTAGAATAGCGATAGTAGCATTTGCACCACCACCTGAAATAGTAATAGTTTCACCTTCAACATAATTTCCACCAGCAGCATTAATTGTTACTGCTGTAACAGCACCAGCAACTGCTGTGATATCAACAGTCAATCCAGTACCAGATCCACCAGTTGTAGCTACAGCAGTTGCTGAAACGTAACCAGTACCACCAGAAAGTGATCCACTGTTAAGCACAGTAACATCGCCAGGAGTAGGATCTGCAGATAAATTTAATGTCAATGTTGTGGCAGTGGCAAGATTGTTTAACATTGATCTAAGTTGCTCGTAAGCATTATCAAGTTTTGCTTGGACTCTTGCCTCTGTATAATAAAGATTAGTTCCTTCAGAAAGATCTGCAGTATCGTGGTTATTAAGATTTGCTGCTTGAGTAGCAGATCCTGGTGTAATATCAGCAGTGCCATCAAAGGAAGTGCCACCAATAGTACGAGAAGTTGCTAAAGCAGTGGCAGTAGCAGCATTACCAGAGGTGTCCTGATTACCACCAGCATTAACGCCAGGAAGGTTTATAGAAGCAGATCCATCGAATGATACCCCACCAATGTTTCTTGCTGTAGCAAGTGCTGTAGCAGTATCTGCATTACCTGTAACATCACCAGTCACATTACCAGTAACGTTACCCACTAGAGCAGCAGTAATTATATTAGCAGCAAAGTCTCCAGATGCATCACGTAAGACTAAGTTGTTAGCAGCGTTTGTTGCTGCAGATAAGACATTGATTGTTGTATTACCAGCAACACCATCACCATTAGTAATTGTTACACCAGATGATGCTGTAGCCGAAATTGATCTTTGAGCGTATGTGTTACCAGCAGTCCTTACAACAAATCCAGTACCAGACATAGCTGCTAGGGCAGTAATATCAGCATCTGCATAGGTTGTTGTGATTGTTACATCAGCACTACCATTAAATGAAACGTTACCATCAACAACACCATCAACAGTAATTGTCCTTGCAGTTTCAAGAGTTGTTGCTGTAGATGCATTACCTGTCAATGCAGCAGTAATTGTTCCTGCAGCAAAGTTTCCAGATCCATCACGATTAACAACTGTAGAATTTGTATTAGCACTTGCAGTGGTCATACCATCTAGCAAGTCAACGTTAAGATTAGAAACCTTAGTTGTAGATGCGATAGAAAGTGGAGCAGTACCTGTTGCAAGGTTAGATGTTATCTGCCCATCAACTGTTAAAGTGCCATCAATATTTGCATTGTTATCTACATCAAGTGCTGTACCAGCAGCAGTAAGATTTAAGGATCCAGCTTTTATTCCAGCATCAGTACCAGAATGGACTTCTCCTGTGTTTGTTGAATCTGTTAAGAAGACATATTGTGAGGAGGATCTATCATATCCGAAGAACCCAATTTTAGCAGAGCCGTCGTAATAACGGAACTCAACACCACGATCCTTACCATCGTTAGAGCCTGGTGCTGTGTCACCACCCAAAGTAATAATAGGGTCATCGAGAGTTGTGACCGTGCTATTGACAGTAGTTGTTGATCCATTGACTACAAGGTTACCTCCAATAGTAAGATCATTATAGAGTGCAGCATCACCACTAGCATTAGTTACTGTAAATGCAGCACGAGTATTACCAGCATCGTAGACTACGAAGTTTCCACCAACATATGCATTCTTATCAATTGTTGCACCACCAGCAACTTGTAGAGCAACAGAAGCATCTCCAAGAGATGTTGCTTCATCAGTATTGCTGACTACTAAATTACCAGATATATCAGCATCATTATTAAGATCTAAACTACCAGTTAATTCTGTATTACCATGTACTCTGGCCCCGCCACCAACTGCTAAATTTTTGGCAGTACCAATACCACCACTAAGTCTTACAGCACCATCAGCAGCGTATGATCCTGCAAGAGTTTGATCAGATGCATTTGTGAAGGATGATACTCCAGTAGATCCAAATGTATTATTGATCTGTGTAGTAGATCCAACAGTTAATGTACCAGTAATATCAGTATTACCATTATCAGTATCTACTGTAAACTTATCAGTACCAGAACCATTCTGGATTGCAAATTCTTCATTGGCAGCATCAACAATTAAAGAATCATTGATAGTTGTCTGACCTTGTACAACTAGAGTACCATCAGTTGCTGTATTACCAGATGAAGATGCAACTGTAAATTTATCTGTTGTACCTGACCTGACTGCAAAGTTTGCATCAACATCTACAGTTCCATTAAACTCAGATGTACTTGTAACTACCAGTGTGCCACCAAGAGTTGTATTGTTATCAACGTTAAGAGTTGAATTTAACTCAGTGTGACCATCAGCAGTTAGAGTACCTTCAATATTAGTATTACCATTTGAAGCGGTAACTTTAAACTTATCTGTTGTGTTATTTCTAACAGCAAAGTCTGCATCAATATCAGTTATACCATTAACATTTAATGTTCCTTCTATTAAAGTATTACCATTATCTGTATCTACTGTAAACTTATCAGCAGCAGATCCATTTTGAATAGCAAATTCTTCACCAGCAGCATTGATGTATACAGAGTCATTAATAGTTGTTTGACCTGCAACAACTAAGGTACCTGCAGTATCAACGTTACCAGAAGGTCCATCAACACTAAACTTAACTGTATCTCCACTATTTTTCTTACCAACAAATAAACCTTCTCCACTACCAGTAGCACCAATGTGTAGTGTTGTATTAACACCAGCACCACCAAAGACTCTTAAGTTAGAAGTGTTATGGTTTGAATAACTTGGAGTGTATGCAGCAACAGAACCTGCACGCATCTTATATCTGACAGACAGATAGTTTCTCAAACCGTAGTTTTCAGTTGCGTCTTCTTGCTGGTTAAAGTCACCATTCAGATAGATGTCACCGTTAAACAATACATCCTTATCAAAGTAACCACCACCATCACATCTGAAAGCACCGTAGTCGGAATTTTGAATTGAGTGTGGAGCACCAGATAGAATATCAGGATTGTCTGTAGACTCAAGATAAACTAGAGATGCTACGTTTAAGTTTGCATTTAAATCAGTATCTCCTGTGACTGTTACAACACCACCAAATTCTGCATTACCAGATGTTGTATGAATCTCACTCTTAACAGTGCCTGATCCATTTTTAAATTGCAACGACTTAGCAGCACCATGCAATTCCATAGTATCATCAAAACGAGATGTACCATGAATGCGAAGGTTAGTATCTACATCTACACTACCACCAATATTAACATCATCTCCAATACCAGCACCACCAGCAACTACCAAATCTCCAGTAGTATTAGATGTTGAATTAGTATTAGTTGTAAGACTTAAATTACCAGCGATGATCCCTGCATCTGTTCCAGAGAATACTTCGGAGGTATTTGTGGCATCGTAGAGGAATGTAAACGCTCCTGTATGCCCTCCAAGATCTGCGGCTGAATCGTCGTAACCAAAGAATCCAACCTTTGCCGAAGCATCGTAATATCTGAATTCAACTCCTCTGTCCTTGTTGTCATCTGAACCTGGAGCAGTATCACCACCAAGAGTGATAATAGGATCATCCAACGTAGTGACCGTTGAATTAATTGTTGTAGTTGTGCCATCGACTTGTAAATCCCCCAGTATTTGCACTTTACCAGTAACTGCTCTATCATCACCAGGATCCAAGATCATGGTAGCAGCAGAGGAAGCAATATAATCTCCTTGGAAATATGTGTCTTCTACTTGCACTTTACCATTAGTTGCTTCTGAAGCAGTAATGGTAACCTTATCTTCTGCAGTTACAACAATATTACTAGCACCAGAACCAGAGTTGGTTGCAAGTATACTTAAAGATCTAGCAGATGCTGAGTTTTGTGTAGTCTGGAATGTTAGATTTCCATCTCCACTCTTATCTAAGGTTTGTGCAACAGCACCATCCAGAGTAATATCTGGATCTGAAATGTAAGTTCTTACATTAATATCAACTTCACCAGCACCAGCATCCCCAGTATTATTAGCACTGAAGAGAAGATTGCCTGAAGTATCGTTGACTTTAACATAATTTAAATAATTAAAACCTCTATAACCAGTAGTAGCAGTTAACTCTTGATCGAGATCGAAGTCCTCTTTCGTGGTACCATCAGCAAACGAAACTCTACTGTTCTGTAATTGAGAATTGTCAATACCAGCAGCAGAAAGACTAACGTGACCCCCTGCAGATACATCAAAATCCTCTTGAGCAAAGGAAGCGAGACCCTTCTGTTTAGTGGTAACCGCACCAAGATGTCTCCACGATCCAGTATCGCTAGTATCTGTATGAGTAGGTGCCCCAGCTCCAGACGAAATAGCAAGAATGGCCTGATAAAGATTCGACGCATTAGTGATCCTATCACCTCTGGAATAGGTCGATCCATTATTGTACGCTGCTGCATCTGTTCCTTCTACTGCTGTTGCAATAGGTACATTGGTTGAACTAGTTAGTCTACCATATCCGTCAACTGTATACTTAACAGCATTAACAGTTTGTGTGCCAAATGGTTCGTTATTACTTCCTAAACCACTAACTGAAGTTAAAGATTCTGTATTATAATCACCTGGTACTACAGCAGTCAGGATCATATCAATGATTGGGTTTCCTAGTAAACCACCACCATCAGAAACAGAAATTCTAGAAGCAGTACCTGTTAAAACCCTAGTAACAATATTACCATTAGATACCCTACTAACAAGACCATTACTTGCTAGTCCAGCAAATGATGCTAGATCTGCGTCATATGCCTGTGCAGAAGATCCTTCTACAGTTCCATTAAGATTATAATCTGCAAGAGTTGATGGAGTAGAAGCATTAATAATTCTACCTTTTGCGTCTACAGTTACCTTTGTATAAGTACCTGTTGCAGTAGATGTGCCGTCATAATGAGGTAATGATGAAAGTAATGCTAATGTGGCATTAAGTGTTAAGTTTGCAGATCCATCAAAAATACCAGAGCAAGTAACATCATCTGCTATTTGAATTTGTCTAGTTGAAGCAAGTCGTGATGAAGTAGATGCATTACCAATAACTGTAGCGGTAATCGTACCTGCTTGGAAGTTACCATCAGCATCCCTTTGTACAAGAGTATTAGCGGTATTAGATGTAGATTCAATGGGTCTCTCATATCTCAAAGAGTTCCATGCAGTTACACCATCACCGATTTTAAAGCGACCAGTATCTAATTCAACCCCTAATTCACCTTGTGCCAATGTAGGGTTTGAGTTTGCCCATTCCTGAGCACCACCTCGTCTTAATTGAATTCTATTTGCCATTTTATTTTAGGACGATCTATGTACAGTTAATGCTTCTGAGTTATTTATGCTAATAAAAAAGGGGTTTTATAACCCCTTTCAATTATTCATCTATATTGTCAGGATCTATAGTACCATCAGGTCGAGGTTCTGCCTCTGACTGAAGGTAATATTCTAACGTTTCAATGGCACCTTGTAATTTAAGTGCTTGAGATTCATTCTCCTTTATCTTCTGACCAAGCTGTTGATTCTCAGTAATCAACTTTTGAAAACGCTCTTTAAATTCTTTGAGCATTTGTTCTTGGGTAATCTTTTCAACTGGTGTCTCTGTCATGATACGGTTTTGTTAGCTAACGTTTTCAAGAGTGACTTTATCTCACTTATCTCTGATTTTAACTCAGAAACATCGTTTTGTAAAGCCTTTTTCTCTGAAAGTTCAGTTTGACGCTTATTATAAGTGGCCATATATTTATCATAGTCAGATTGATTGGCATTTATAATAGCATTGGAGTCTGGATCTCTAAACCAGCCATCCCTTCCTTCAACAGGAATTAAATCATTCATCATGTTGCAAGTGCAATAGCACGTAAATCAGCAATCAATGGAACTCTTGCTTGGTTTGAAGATCTCATAACAAATTTAAGTTGGAATGCATTGAAATTCAATCCACTAACTTCATAATAGAAATCCTTCCATAAGACTTCTTCTGTTGGTGCAGAATCATATTGTAATGCAGCTGGCATTAAAGTCCAACCTACTGAATCTAAACTATCATTACTACCATTACTGAATACACGATAGTAAAGTCTTATTTCAGACTCTGGTGGTCGTGACATTTGAAAATCAACTCTTAAAGATCTTGACTCTTTAATAAGTCTTGCTAAACGAGTAATGTATACAGCATCATTTTGATCTCCATATGGTAATACAGAAACATCTTGTGCTGTGTCAATATCTGCTTGTTGTCCATATGCATTAGGACCACCAGGCCACTTATTGATTCTATTAGATGTTGTAATTAAAGAGCATCTATCCAAATCAACGACTGGAGATAAATGAGTTTTCTCAGTTACCATATCAATCTTAAGTGTAAGTGATTTTGCACCACTCAATTTAGCAGATTCATTGACATCTGAGCAAACCATTCTTGGATTAGCCCACTGATTCATATCATTCAATGTTATGAATTCATATGCTCCATCATTCACAAATGATGCTTGATCCTGAGTTGTAGATCCATCACCAA